GTCAATGGATCGGTTAGGAAAATATTTAAAGCCCCTTCCTCTCAGATGTCACTTGCATCGCTACCACCGGGAGCAGCTGAGTGCTCAACCAGTGCTCGACCCGACGCTGAGTGCGGGGGTCGATCCCGAACGCCAGCCAGAAGTCCAAACGGGCCTCGGGGGTCACGGGGATTGGTTCGAGATTCACGCCAACACGGCGGTATCGAAGCATGTTTTCGAGCTCCCTTTTCATCACTCTTGCGTTCTCAGTAGAGCGCATGAGGAGCTGTGAATAAGCCTGCAAAATAGGAACACCCCTATTGCACGACATTTCACACGCCGCAACAGCAGCGCCAAGGGACTCGTATTGAGATTGCGTGTTGTATGACTTACAGGTGTAAGAAGATCGACTCATGACCCTATTCGGGTCTCGGACCATAACCAGCCCAGCACCAGTTCGGATGGGCTTCATTTGACAAAAGTCCACCTCCTCAAACAGGTACTTGAGTTCCACCTTTGTAGTCAGACAAGCGGTTGAGAATTCCGCAAGATTCACTCGATCCATTTGCCTTGCACTAACAACCACAACCGAATCATCACCATCCACGAGTATGCGGGCATCCACATTCCTGAAAACATGCCTTATGATGGCATAATTCACAATATTGTCCTCCAGCGACGTGTTATAATCGCCCGAGCACATGGTCCCTTCCATCTCGTATTTGATTCCGTTGGCCGTAGTGCACTTGTTCTTCTCCTGGAGCTTCAGCATGTGGTGAAGCCTAGAGTCGCCTGGGTAAAACGCCTCAAAATAGCGCCTAGCGCGCGCCCTTATCTGTTTCACTAAATGGGCGTCGTAGCGGGAGTGATCCAGCAGTACAAAAACCGGATCAGAAAACGCTGTCATTTCCCGCAATCGCTTCGCCTTCATCTTAGGCGTCATTGCCTTCGCAAACGGTCGGACACCTCTGGCTTTCTTATACAGAACTTTCTTCTCGATGGGTTTTAACCATCTCGCCAGTGTGTAACAATACTCATCCGACCTGTGCTGTATCAGTCTGACCGCTGACTGCTCCAAATCTGCAGTTGCATCAAACTTTTCCCACTTGCAGAACGACTTGATCCTGGCGAGCCGGTCATTCCAGCCCTCCTGGCGCAAGCGCCTATAGGCATTGACCATGCGCTTCCTCCTATGTGAGGGCGCCATGGCAAGGCACTCCGCCTCTGTCAGTCGTTGTGTTGGTGTTGGGGGAAAGTCTGCGGAAAGACGCGCAAAGGCACAATCCCAGATATCAGATGCGGCTCCTGTCCACTGCGGGACTTCCTGTATGTGGCGCTCATAGAGCGAAACCAATTCATTCTTAATACAGGCCTGGAAGCCACCACAAGGGTAGTTACCAGGAAAGTCTAGCAATGGAAACAGCTGCCTCATCACATGCTTATGCTCGCAACCCACGGGTGGTACCCGCGTGATCTCTGCATGCTGGCCCAGTTCCTTCTTCAAGGGCCTGTCGCAGCAGACAACACGGGGCGGTTGCTGGAGAAACTGCTATATGGCGGCAGGGAGGACTTTCTCAGCCCTACTCTGTCGCCAAGATTCATACCCTCGAGGGTCAAGAATGCGCTGTGGGAGTCGTAAAAGGCGACTGTACCACTTAACTGGCGGGATAACACTGCCCGTCATCAGGAGATTCATGCGCCCAATACCATGAGCGCCTTCACGCCGCAGGACGGATTCAAAGACCTTGTCAGTGATGCCTCCATGCAAGGCCAGCATACCCCTCGCTAGGGTGTAATGCCAGTCAACCTCAGACATCTTTGGACATTTCTGCTGCCGGTAGCCATCTGCCTTCCGAAGCATATAATCCACGGTCTCCTCCGTCCTGGGTTTTCTTGTCATGACGGTGCGCAGATACCAGAGAAGGTCATCTGCGTCATCCGGCTTAGAGAGCTGCCCGCGGACATCGACATCACGGACTTTCGCCGGGGGTGGTGACCCCACTATTGGGGCCCCCAGAGCCCGCCTACCACTCGCTGCGGCGACAAAAGATCGCCTACTCAGCTTGAGAGACATAGCCAACTCCAGGCAGATCGACGCCGCTCCAATCGAGGAGGCAATAGCGGAGAAACTATCGCACAGGAGCTGAGTCGGAGATCTTCGTGGCGTGGCCAATGAGATTGCGATAGGATTGGGCTGGCCCGGCTGTCGTGCCATCAGACATCGTTGGAGGTGTCTTCCGGCGGGCTGTCGTACTCCGGCTCCGTCGTCTCCCGTTCGTCTAGGTCGGAAGTGGGGCAGCAACAACCCGAGCAATGACTCGGATGTGCCCTCGCCCTCTCCTCCCTCCGACCCACGCAGCTGCATCTGTTGCGATGGTAGGGACGACACGTCTGAACCGTACTCACTCTGATGTTCAGCAGGCTCCAGATCGCCTCGCTCCCCAGGACCCTCGTCCAAGCGGAGCTGGTCTCCCCTACGGCCCCCTGCCATTGGGGAAGGGAGCTCAGGGCCCACCTGCATGGACATACACTGGGCAATGCTGACTGTGGTGTCCCGTAGGCTTGCATTACAGCGAATGCAGACCAGTAACCCTTCTCCAAGGCAACGTACGCCTCCTGACATGCAGCATGGTGTTCGTGCACCCCCTGGGGGGGTTCTACCACAGGGACACTCAGAGTCCGGGTCGGCGACCTGCTCGTATTGGGTGTGGCGGAGTAAATGATACGCACCTCTGAGACACCCGAGGCAAGTGCAGGTTGAGCCAATATCACAATTGCAGCCCGGCCTGTGGCGGCACTGGTGGACCTGACTAATTGCGACACCTCGTCCGAGAAAGAAACGGGCGATAATGTCGTAAGAAAGCTGATCACCACGGGGTCCAGCCGATGGTGTCGCACGTCTGGCCTCTCCCTCATGGGCGCCGGCCTCGGCACGTATGCCGGAGATTCGTCTCGGACTGGGTCCGGGATAGAGAGCGTTGCCTCCGTGGGCGCCCGAAAACCCTGACGGGCCTGCGAGCGCCTATGGCGGCTCCGATGGTTGCGGGAATGTCCCGACTTTGAAGTACTATCTGACATTTAGGTGGCCCCAGCGGGCGTCTTGCTGTTACCCAAACACCAATAGATGTGGCACTTAACAACTCAGTCCTCCACACAAGTGCGTAGTGGAGGATGCGGGGAACCTGTATAGACTCGCTATTCAGGAACCGTGACGCGTAGCACCTAGGTCCACGCGTT